GTCTAGTCCACCTAAAGCAGGTACAACTAATGCGTTCTTCACATAGATAGCTAACGACTTAAATGTGCTAGCAACCTTTTTAGCAAAGGCGGCAACTTTATCGTAAGCCGTGTTAAACATATCAGCATAGTCAATAACACCGTCAACTAAGTCGGGCCATGTAGAGTTACCTACTACCTCAATAAAGAGATCGTAGAAAATACCACCAATGCTTTTTGCGAAGTCTTTGACTTTATTGACCGCTCCCATAAACTTATCAGCATAGGAGACTACTCCGTCTACCATTTTTGACCAGCTGTTAGTTACAATACTTTCCAAACTACCAAACTCTAGTTTAAATAGAACTATGTTGGTTTGTACTTTTCTAAAGAATACAGAGAGGTCAGCGAGACCTTCTACTATTCCATTTGTTAAAGAGCCTACGATATCTCCATCACCAAAGGTAGAGGTAAGTACATCATTAGCAGACTTGAATACTCGGTTTAATGCTATACCGATGTCTCTTCCTGAATTCGCAATGATTTGGTTGAATGGTATTTCTAATAGGGCAAATTCTTTCTCAATGTCATCTTTAGCATTGATTAAAGCTTTAGCTACTGTGTCTCCGGAAATCTTTCCTTCAGCGGCTAGTGCTCGTAATTGTCCAGTAGTAGTATCTAACTCTTTAGCGATAGCTTGTGCAATACGAGGAGTTCCCTCAAGCACGGAGTTAAGTTCTTCACCACGTAGAGTTCCAGAGGCTAAACCTTGCTGTAACTGTATTAATGATGAAGCAATTGTATCCGCAGAGCCTCCACCAAGCTTACCAGCCTTAATAAGGACTTCAGTAAGGATTTCAGCTTCCTTGCGACTTCGTTGTGCGTTGACAACCAAGCTTGCAAACAGATCAACTGTAGTTTTTAGGTCAGAATTGCTCCTGCGTGCAACACCAAACAGCTTTTGTTGTTGAACAATTAACTGTTGAGTTCTGCCTGTTGTAAGTGCAATCCTGTTATTTAATTCTGTAAACTGTGAGCTAATGCTGGAGATTCCTCCGGCGGCTAGCAGACCTGTTATAAGTCCCCCGGTAATCTTAGCGAAGTTGCTAAGAGATTTAACTGTCTTTTCAACAGTTTTACCAGATTGTTCTACGTTTTTGTTTATGGTCTTTAGATCGTTAGAGACATCTTTGGAAAAGCCACTAAACTCTTTAGTGCTTTTCTGTACAGAAGTAGGTAGTTGGTCGATAGTTTTCAGAAGGCGTTTAAGACTGTCTTCAGCCTGTTTAGAATTACTCTTGATTTCAATTTCTAAACTCATTGATATACCTCCAATAATAAACCCCCAAGAAGATTCAAGGGGGTAAGTGTGTTATAAGATTCTTGCAACAGACCCTTTAATACTAAAATACTTAGACACAGTAGTTTCAATAAATCGGGCAGGGGCTTGCAAGGATGATCCTGCGTTCAAATCTTGTATATACGGCGTACCGTTAGTAATATACAATGTTTCAATTTTATCTGAGGGGACAGGACCAAGCCTAATGGTCGGGGTGGGAGCAAGAGATCCTTCTTGACTATCAACTAAACCCTTAGATGTGTTCAAAGACCAAGCGCTTCTTGCGCGTCCTGAATCCACAGGAGTAGCAAATACAAGATCACTGACTGCTCTAAAAGCAGAAATACGTTGAGCTTGGTTAATCAGCTTAGTGCTTTCTTCGCTTAACTGCTCTTTGAGAGCGTTAACGCCTTTAAGTTTCAATGAAATTGCCATTGCGATTCCTTTATTTAGAAGACGCTTTTTCGAGTAAGGCCCCGAATACCGACTTCCTAAGTGTGGATTGCATCACTTCTTCGTCAGAGCGTTTTGCTTCTGAGTCTTTAAGTGCTCGTAAGGTTGGGAAGATCTCTGGTCCGCTCTGTTTAACACCTGCGGCGTTTAACATCATAGCGGTTCTGTTGTCTTCTCTCCAACCAATTGGTCTTGCTTCCAAGAATACTGCCCACTGTTGTAGCTCTTTAGCAGGCATATCTTGAAGTATTTTATAAACTGGCATCCCTAAGTGAAATGCCAATTCAAAAATAAACATATCTTCGGGGATTAAGCGTTTCCCACTGCGTCTTCAGTACCCATGATGGCCTGAGACAGGTTAGTAAGTTCCGTGATAGGGAAGGAGTCAAGTTCTTCGTCAGTTAGCGCTTCAGCGCCTACGACAGCAAGCCGTACAACTTTACGAAGGAGTTCCAAGTGGTCTCGTTTCTCTTCTGGTAGCTTATTAACTTTTTTAGTCATGGCTTCGATTTCACGAGCTTGACCAACAGTTAAACTACGTACTTCAACTTCTTCTCCCATGAAGGGAACCTTCTTTGTAATTTCTTTTCCAACTAAGTGTTTCATATCTATTAATCCTTGTTATTATCGAATAAGTGTTTGTTGTTATCTTGAAAATCATCAAGTAGTTTGTGCATTTTATTAAGTACATCGAGGGTCTCAAATATCTCTGTGCGCTTTTCAACGTGACTTGCATTGCTTTCGTCTGCAAAGTCCTTAAAACGATCAAAGGTTTTACGAGAAGAGAAATCGATGTCTTTCTTCATATTGCGTAAAGTGGTTTGTAAAACAAAACCTTTATCAAAAGGTGGTTTCTTACTATCCATTATAGTCTCCGAATTATGTTATTAAAAGATCAGGTGGCTCCGAAGAACCACCGTTTCTAATTTACTATTTCTAATTAAGCAGGAAGCGCGTAAGTAGAAGTGCTAGAGTCAGCAACCAAAGCGAAAGGACCGTTAAAGTCGCCTTCGATAGTTACAGCAATAGTAGCCTGTAGGCTGTCAGACAAAGAAGGAGCGATCTCGAAAGATGCTACAGTGCCGAAGAAGTAGAAATCAGCAAATTTGTCAGCGTTGTCAGCTAGCAAAACGCCAGAAGCGTCAG